AGTAAAAGTCGTGAATGGACTACCCGTGTATGTATTGAAAGTATGCAATATAAATATAGCTATTTTATAACATTAACATATCAAGATGCATGTCTTCCTAAAGGATGTAATCTTTCAAGAAGAGATTTATCTTTGTTCATTAAACGCCTACGTAAGTATATTTCATTCAGGTATTTTGCCTGTGGTGAATATGGAGATATGGCTCACTCCATGGAAGGTTTCGGACGTCCTCATTACCATCTCATAATTCTTACTAATGATGAGCTCACTCTAAAGCCTTTTATGAAAGGTAATAGCTTTAATTCTGAATTAATAAAAAAGACTTGGCCATTCGGATTTCATGAAGTTTGTTATGCTGATGAAGGATGCATAGCTTATACTGCTGGCTATGTCTATAAGAAGCAATTAAAAGAAGATCAAGAGCATATGGTTAAACCCTTTGTAACTTGTTCTGATCAACCTGGCTTCGGACTTAGTTATCTCCTGGAACATCAAAGCTCTATTCTTGATACAAAAAAGATTTATTATCATGGTAAAAATAAGACAGTGTTTAAATATATTTGGGACAAACTCGGTCAGAAGATGGACATCCAACCTATAAAAGATGAGATTCAAATCCTAGCTGGAAGATCTACAGATAAATTGAAATGGTATTTTAACCAGAAGTATTATGAAGAGTTCTCAGAAGAACTAGAAAAAATTTATGCCGATTATATCGATAAGCATAGAAAGGAGAAAATCTAATGGAAGAATTTTTAAATCAATTATGGCCTGCGCTCACATCTTTACTACCTTATTTTGTGTCGGTTATTACTGCTTTATCATCATTCTTAGTCTTTGTGTTCTACTCACGAAAACAAAGTGAAAAAGAAAAAGCTTTGAAAGAACAATTAGAACAAGCGAAGTCGCGTGAAACGTATATCAAGTGTCCTAAATGCCAATCAAAGCTTCCGTTATCTGAAGTCAATTTCTACTTACCTGGCGATATAAGAGATAATGACTTAAACGGCCAACCTGATAGCGAGCAATAGCAGCGAATCTAATTGAAAATTTACGACAAACAATTTTAGGATAAAATTTTTGTTGAAATTAAGATTAGTGTAAGCGCCATAGTAGCCCTTTCTAGCGCGTTTCTTTTTTAAAGAAATGCCACCACCGTAAGGTGGTTTTTATTCGCGGAGGCGAAGCGCTAAACGATTTAAATATTATTATAATTTTAATTATATTAATACTAATAGTGTAAGCGCTGTAGCATCGCGACCTTTAAGCTTTGGTCGAGGGGTTTGGGGACGAAGTTTTCACGAAAACTCGCCCTCCCCAATACTTGATTTAATTTATACATAAGTTCGCAGCATTGCTGGAGCGGTTTTTCGTAACCGTTGCGAACTTTTTTATTACTATTATTTAATACTTTTCATTCGGTTAATAAGCAATTTAGTTAGCCCCTAAATAAAACCCTCTATAATCCCCCTTATAAATTCCCCTTTCGTTCGTGTAAATGAAGTCTCAGCCGTTGCCCATGTGTTGCGAACCCTCTAAAACGCAAAAAAGCCCTTATCAGAACTATATAAGTCGTCGATCACTATGTTTACTTATATAGCTCAAATAAGAGCTCTCGTGATCAACACAATCATATTATAAGGTTGACCCTCCCCCCCGTCAATGATACTGTTATTACGTGGAGGTCGTTTCTATGAGAAAAAAAATGAAACGTGGTCTTGATGTAGCTGTCTTTAAAAGAACTGCCATCGGACAAAAAAAAGAAAATCTTCGTGTACAAGCGAGAGGAGGTAAAAGGTTTTAATGAAAAACGTATTTGTCATTCGTAATCGTTTAATCTCTGCTTATTTAGATCCATTCATCAAAGTGGAAGATCAAAAGCAGGTTTCTATCGATTTACAACGTTATTGCATCTTAAACAAAGAAGAAGCTATTAAAAATCATTTCAACGAAAGTGAACTTTATTTCTTAGGCACTTATGATGATGAAAAAGGCACTTTTGATTTATTAGCAGATAAAGAGTTTGTTTGTGATCTCGGACAATATTTTCCTAAGGACTAAATTTTATGACTAACAAAGCTGGCGAAATTTTAATTGATGCATTCGGAGTTATTCGTCCTGTTACTACTCCTGCATTAAAATGTGATGATCATATTCTTGAACAATATGATTATTCTTTAAACAAAGAAACAGGCGCATTCGAGGTTACTGTATCTGGTACAGTTGATTTGTCTGAGATTATCAATTCAAATAAAGATAATTGTGGTTTAAATCTTGCGATGCTAAATATAGCTCGCGGAGCTGATCCATCTCTTTATTGTGATGATGGTCAACATGGAGGAGATTTTTCTAAATCTACTAATATTAATGAAGCTTATCAAGATGCTGTTAAATCCAAAGAAATTATTGACAAGGTTGCTAAAGAGCTTGGTATCTCTGATCTTAAAGGTGATGAAAATCTTGATGAAGTTATAGGTAAAGCTATTGCTAAAAAGATTGGTGCTGTTCAACCTGTCGTTGAAGAGAAAAAAGGAGATGTAAATAATGGCTGATAATAAAACAATTTTCCAGGCTAACCCTGTACAATTAGATATTTCAAGAAGTAAATTTGATTTATCTCATGTTTGGTCAGGTACATTCAATGCTGGTATTTGTATTCCAACATTTGCTTATTCTGATGTTCTTCCTGGCGATACATTTAAGATTAATTCATCTATTGTTGTCAGAAGTACTACTCCAGTTGCTCCTACTATGGATCAACTTTATTGTGATGTTTACTATTTCTTCGTACCTCATAAAATGGTACTCGGACGTGAAAGTATGTCAAGCAACTCAGGCAATGCTATTCACTCATTTGAAGCATTTATTGGTGCTCAAGACAGTTTGCTAAACATGCCTTTACCAGGAAGCAGTGTTCTTCCTGTTGTTACTTTAGCAGCTTCTAAAACAACTGCTTTTATCGGGTCATTTGCTGATTATATCGGAGTTAATGGTTATGGCTTAACTGCTGATATTGATATCACTCCATTTGAGGTTTTGGCTTATGCTAAGGTTTGGAATGATTATTTCAGAGATCCTAACACAATGACACCTATTACTTACACTATTTCAGGTAGTGATATTAAGTTCTTTGGTGGTACAAATTCACTTTCTAATGTTACTAACATTAATGATAATGCTACTAACTTAATTCAACCGGGATGCCGTTATCATGGTTATTTTGGAAGTGCTCTTCCATGGCCACAACGTAATTCAACTTCGGTTACTTTACCATTAGGTAATGTTGCTCCTGTTGTTACTAAAGGAACTCATGTTGCTCCTACAGGATCACCTCTTGAGTGGATGGATTCCAGCGGTAACTCTGTTACTTCTGGTTTAGTTGGTATTTCTGCTAATGGTTTTACTAATAACAATGGATCTTCTGGAAGTGCTATTTCTTACATTGCTCCATCAAACTTATATGCTGACTTAGCTAATGCTACTGCCGCATCAGTTAATGCTGTAAGGCTTGCCTTTGCGACGCAGAAGTACTATGAAGCTCTTTCCAGGGCAGGAAACAGACTTCAAAATGTTACTGGCTTATTTGGTGTTACACCTCATGATTTAACATCAGATGTTCCAGAGTATCTAGGAGGTAGACATTTTGAACTTAATTTAACTCAAGTTGCTAATACTGCTGGTACTACTTACTCAACATCTACTCAACAATCTATCGGTTCTACTGGTGCATATTCCTTAACTGCTGATAAGAGTTATATTTGTACAAAATCATTTGATACATGGGGAACTATTGTTTCAATTATGATTATTAGACCTCATGAAAGCTTTTCTCAAGGTATTCATAGACGTTTCTTCCGTGATGATCGTTTAAAATACTATTGGCCACAATTTGCTAATTTAGGCGAGCAATATATTTACGAAAAAGAAATTTTTGCTGATGGTTCTTCTAATGATAATGATGCATTTGGTTATCAAGAAGCCTGGAGCGAATATCGTTTCTTACCTGATGTTGTTACTGGTTTATTAAGACCTGGGCAAAATATGTTTTATTGGACTTATGCTAACAATTTTGCTACTGCTCCTACCTTAGCTGGTTATATTAACGGTAAAGAAATTTATAAGAATGTTGATCAGACTTTACAAGTATCATCTACTACTGCTGGTTTCCAATTTATGGCTCAAGTTAAACACGCTATTGAAGCCGTAAGACCTATGCCAACTTATAGTATTCCTGGTTTAATTGACCATCATTAATAGGTAGGTTATTTTATGTTAAGTAATTATTTCTTTGATTGGTTATGGAAATTAACTCATGACGGTAAAAGCTATTGGGAAACTAATGATACAAACGTGTTTGGACAAAAGTTTGTTGATAATACAACTGATTTATCTGATAATTCGATTTTATCTTCTGTCGGTGATGGTATTAATGATTTAACAGGTGTTAATTCTCTTAATGCTTTCAATGCCGAAGAAGCTGAAAAGCAAAGACAATGGCAAGAAGAAATGATGAACACTCAATATCAGAGAACTGTTGCTGATATGCAAGCTGCAGGTATTAACCCAGCAAGCTTAAGCGGTGGTGCATCTCTTAATTCTATGAGCACTGGCTACGCGGCTTCGTCCGTTGGATCTCAATCTGGCCAAGTGTTCAATGCTATGGCTAAAGTGTTAGATAGTTTGACTAAAGCTTTAACAAAATTAATCTAACTTGATTAACATCGCGAACGTACGTGAGCGCACAGCGCGCATATACTTGTTGATATAGCGCTGTGCGACACGGCCTAAGTGTCGAAAAGAGGTATATAATGGCATGTAATAGACCGATGAACGCCTTTTGGACTGGTAACTATACAGATACTGGGAAAAAAGAATATATTATTATTCAGTCTTGCGATAATGGACTACTCTCGTTCTCTTATGTTCGTAAGAAAGGTTTTACTATTAACTTAAATAATAATCCGCCTCATACGTCTCAAAATGGTGAAATGTTTTTAACTGATCCAGTAACTATTCCATGTGGTAAGTGTAGAGCTTGTAAACTCAGTAAAAGTCGTGAATGGACTACCCGTGTATGTATTGAAAGTATGCAATATAAATATAGCTATTTTATAACATTAACATATCAAGATGCATGTCTTCCT